CTTGAACAAAATTATTTTATTGCCCAAAAATCCGATTTCGGTTCCTACACCGCCGAAAAAGGATACAACTGTGCCTTCCGCAAGGGAGCGCATCATCAATTCGTTCGCACTCATTATTCAGAATATTTTGAGCTTGAGCCCAAGCATGAAAAGAAATGTAAATGCAACAAGCACCGGAATTGTTATAATTTCAATCCCTGGCGCCGTACTAACGGTTACCGACTTTCGAAAGATAGTATCGGTGGCTCGCTTGCATTGGCACGTGCTTTGCTCTATGAAATTCATCGTAACGCTGAGTGGCTCGACACTCGTACTTCAGCAACACGTGAAGAATTAGTCGAACGTAATCTGTTTTTTATGAATGACATGTCCACCATTCATTGGTTATTTTGTGGCAATCATATGATTCCCGAATCGGTTCTTGATTACTTTCCTATTCGTCACATCACTCTTTGCTTCAAATCCTCAAAAACCACTCGTACTTCCGCTTATATTAAGGATTTCATTCAGCGACATGCTGTTACGAGGTGCTGTTCAAGTTCTATTTCTGCCCTCGATTCCTTGGTATGCTCTCTTCCCGGTATTCTTATAGTTTCAGCATTGATGTTTATTTCCATGTTTCAAAACCTTTATGGCATTGCTTTCTTTGTTTTAGCCAGTATGGTTTATGTGACGTGGTCTACTTTGGCACTCTTTTATATAAATCCCGTCCTGTTGCCTGCTATCATTTATGGTGCAATTTTCTTGGGTATTTTACATACGTGTCATTTGATAACTCACGCTTTTTTGTGGGTACCAGAACCTATAGTTATAATATTCGACAAAGCCAATGCTTTCCCAGCTTGGATAGTTCGTATCTATGTTTATTTCTGTTGGACCGTCGTGCTTTTTATGTTTTCGCGTGGCACGTTTTCCTTTGTTGCTTCATCGCGACGCACTTCGGACCATTTGATTTCTAACACGGACTTTTACTATCCACATGCCGGAGGTCGCTCTTGGCAAAACAATTATGCTTCTTTTTACTTGCAACACGCTGACTTTATCGATACTATGTCCTGGTTTTCCAAGGCTCTTGTCTGTGCGTTCGCTTTCATTACTATAATCTTTTCACCGTTAGACAACCCCTGTTTCGGATTCAATAACGCTTCTACTCAGTTGCGTAATCGAATGCAACAGCATGCTAAATCTAACGAGGAACCCCCTGAGGCTCCTAAACTCTCAAAGAATACTCTTCGTAAGAAGAAAACTAAAGAGCAATTTGATAAACTCAAGAGTGATTTGATTTTTACTGAAAATGAGATGGCTCAGATGAAAGCTGAACTTATAGCTGCACGAGCGAGTTTGGCTTTGCAACAAGGTGTCTCACAATCCTCTATTGATAAAATCAATGCAAAAGACGCAACCCAGGAGAACATACAGACTCTCATTGAAGAGACTGTTATGGCTCAGGGTACCACCCCTTCTACTCTCTTTAAAGGTCCTGATCCTGTTTTTGGAACAGTTCCCGCAACTCCAATTCCTAAGAAGACTTATATCAATTTTGCTAAGTCGAAGAACCCAGCTCATCCAAACGCTCGGTCCACTACTCACTATCCTACTCGCCCTGAATACAGTGATATTAAACATACTGAGTCTTTTGCTACAAAAAATTTTGTTAGTTACATCAACATGCGTAACCACAACATTTTTGACATGGCTTTCCTTCTTCCCGATATTAGCGCTTCTTTTTTCTCTGGCATTGGCAAGGCTTATACCATGCCTGCCCGTGTCCCTTATGATGTTTTTCGCCGCAGCATTTACACTATGATTGAAGAGTTTGAGGTCCCTCCAGAAGACGTTGCTTCCCTTATGGAAATGTGTGCCCTTGTTCAAGGAAACACCGTCACTCTTGACAATTGGAAAACAGTGCATGATGCCAAGATCGAAGTCTCAGCTTATCGTGCAGCTTTCCAACGATGGTCTGCTCCATACTTTTCAAAGTTTTTTGTCGCTAAAATCCATGATTTCTATACTAACATGCTTAGTGAGCGTGAACGCTCAATATTGTCTCGTTATGGGTGGATGTCTTCTAGTTTCAACAACTATCGCAATTTTATACCTATATATGTTTCTGATTATTTGACTCCTCATGAAACTTTGGCTGATTTTATGGCTGACCCCTTTCGTGGTTTTCACCTAGGTCCTGAGGATACTTGTATGAAGTATATTTGCGGTCGTAAGTGGTTGATTAATGCCCACTTTAATACTTCTCTTAAGGCCCATGATTACGGTTCTAGTAAGCATGTTTTAGCTACTCAAAAACATGTTGTATATCTTGCTGATGGTTCATCAAAGGTTATGGTTCCTGATGATCTTTCTAAAGTTAAAGTTTACAAGAAAACTGATGCTGAAGTCTTGCTTACTATCCCCTTTAACTTTTGCAGTCTTCCTACTGCTAGAACTATTGCCACTGCTTATGACGATGCCCATGTCTTCGCTGGTGATGGTTGCTATAATATCGTGGCTCGTGATGAAAATGCTGAATCACAGAACTGTGCTTTTTACGATCTAATAGCTCCCGTTTCCCAAATGATTGACGAACACATACCTGAGTGGTTTTCTGGCAATTCATTCTTGGCTTTGTCCATTTTCTTCTTTTTTGTCCTTATGTACCTCATTTGGTCTTTTACCCCTTCGTACACTCGACATGCTAGGGCTAGCAAATCTACTCGGCTACTCAATGAGGCCTATCATGTTGACCGTTATGAAAAAGGGTATCACGACCCCGACCATCGTGATCGTGCATATGACACTTCTTATCAAGATCGTGATAATCGTTATTCTAACAATCTTTGGAATTTCATGACTTATTCTAATCGTTCGGAACTTGTCCGCGAATCTAAACTTAAGTCTGATTATACTGACGATATGATCGATGATTACACCCCTATTGCCAAAGAGGGTAGAACCTTCTTTGGTGCTGATTTTTATAATTTAGCCTATGATCCTGAAACTAAAAACATACGTGCGGCTTTGGGCGTTCGTGATTCTTCTGTCACTGTTTTTGCTAAGGTTATAGCGGCCATGGCTAACTCCAAATACACTTCCTCGTTGCGTGCCGGCGATGTTGCTCGCGTTCTCACTGTTATGGAGCATTATGCTGACGACAAAAAAGCTTTGTCTGACTTTGAACGGGACCCTAATAAGTTCGTGAAGCTCATTCGTGAATACGATCCTAAGCTTTATGGCATTACCCCCCATTATCATGAACATGCGAATTTTGCTGCTGTCCCTCATTATGATCTTTGTATTTCTGACGAATACATGACTTACATGGGTGCTGTCATTATTGGTTTGGACAACAAACCCTATCTCCTTACTGCTGCCCACGTCGCATCTTATCAAGGTGTTAACAAACCTGACCTTAGACTTTCATTTTCCTGGACGAAACAAAAAGTTCATGAGGGTGTTTTCTTGCGTGAGAAACTTTATGCCTCAGGTGTTATAGCCTATTTTTCACAAAAGTTTGTCATTGGTCAAGATTCCATCTTGATTCCTCTCAGCACTTCCGACAACCTCCCCATACTTCGAGCACCTCTTGTGCCCGATGGTACTTTTTTACAACCGTTTACAGCCATCATAACTCGTGCAGAATCTCAACTTTATACTATGCAACCTTCGCGGTCTCAGACTTTTTTTGAAGTTGATGCCGGCCTTTCAGGTCAGTCTGGTGCCCCTTTGATTGTTTTGAACAATGCTCGTCAGATTGTTGGTGTTGTTGGCGTGTACGTTGGTGTTGTTGGCACTCACCCTGCTTCTGTGGGTTATGTCAACACTTTCTCTTATTCCTTACCTTCCTATATTCATTTTTACCCAAAAAACGTTCCGGCCATTATCAAAAATTACGACTTCCCCATGACTCCTTTGATAATGAAGAAACGCATTGGAGATACACCTTTCGTGACCGTCGCGTGCGTCAAAGGCACCGCATCAGTCCCCGCAAAGTCAGCTCTTCACTTTGTTGGTGATAAATATGTTTTGCCTGAATGCAAGTTACGTCTCGCTCGTTTTCCTTATAATCCTGCTAAGCTTGGTCCTGCTCATGTTATTGTTGGCGCTGCTAAATACTGCGGATCAAAGCCCTACATGCATTATCATGACTATTTTGAGGCTGTTGCCAAAGAATATGGTATTCCTGTTGAACCACAACTCTTTGCCACAGCAGTTGCTCGATCTATCTTGCATCAGTTCCCCGGCTTGGGGGCCTCTGCTCGGGTTTTGTCTTCGGATGAGATTTTGAATTATATGACTCACGATTTTTCTGGTGATCTTCGGAAAAATTCTTCCTCTGGGCCTGGTATGCCTGCCGATCGTCTTACGATCGCTCGTGACCACGCTGACTGGGTCCGTGAATACACTTCAACTTTCAATCATTTTCCTGGTGTGGCAAAACTTTTTCTCAAAGATGAACTTCGTGAAGTTGAAAATGGGACTGTCAAGGCCACCCGCTCTATTGCTGTCTGTCCGATTTTCACTTGGATGGAATCTATTAAATATTTTGGTTGGCTCTATGAATATTTTATATCAAATCGTACACATTTTGCTGTCGGGATTGACATGACACCCGACAAGTGGACCCTCCTTTTCAATTCTTTTGATAAAGATGCTCCTTGTCAAGGATATGATATGAAAAAGCAAGACGCTCGCATGAACTCAGTTTTTATCGATTTCATGATATTTCTCCTTACCCCCATATTTTCAAATTTGCCTGGCGGCCTTTTAGCTCTACATTACATATTGAACAATGTTTACCAAGACAAACGCTTGTTAGTTTTGAACGATGTTGTTCTTTTTGATGACGGTGAACTCTCTGGCAGCCTTACAACTTTGATTTTTAATTGTTTTCACAACGATTTTCATCACATAGTTTCTTCATTGGTTCTCGGATATTTACGCACTGGCAAACTGCAGTGTATTTGGTACCCCAAAGCCATTCTTGGTGACGATACTAAGATGCAACATCCCCGACCTGACATTTACAAGAAGGTTTGTTTGCTCTTTGGGCACGACACTACTGATGAACAAGGTTCTTTTGAAGAGGTGGTTTTTCTTGCTAATAAGTTTACAGTTATTAGTGGGTTTGTCTACCCTTACTATTCTAATATTGATAAGATGACATCTTCTTTACAATACGCATCTCACGGTTTGAGAGTTAACTATTTCATGAAATGCTGCTCTTATCTCTCTATGCTCGTTTATGCTCCTCCAGGTTCATTGGAGTTAGTGTGGGCTGACCGTATTGAGAACCAGATCAAGTATATGTTGACTCTGGGTGATCCGGATATAGACATGAATTGTGCCGCCTATGTCCCGCTCAATCGTGTAACTACCAAGCCGTCCTTTCATGCGAAATATATTATGTCTGCCCCTGTCAAAAGAAACAACAATCGTTCTAGGCGACCTAAGCCCAAAACTCAACTTTCAAAAGTTAATAAAATGATGCGCCCTGTCACAATTCCCCGCCAACCTAAGGCGCGACCTCGAGCTGCCAAACCGAAAGGTCTTGAGATCGCCAACGGTATACTCAAGCTGGCCCCAATTATGCTTCCTCGTGCTATCGTTTCACCTACCAACGTTTATGTCTCTCAGCGTGTTATAGAAATACCGTCTACTCCTAATGTTCCTTTGAGTCTCACTTTCTATGCCTCCCCTGATCTGCATCGATCTCTTCTCGTCAGAGTTGCTTCTGATTCTAAAACATTGCATGCTGGCTCCAATTTCATAGACTGCGACGCTCGACTCTTAATCGGAGATTCTCTCCCGCTCCCTAATGCTTCTGTCACTTTCATGCCTGCAACTTCAGTCGTTGGAAATATTCACATTACTCTTCCTCAGATTGCGTCCTACCCTGGGGTTTATGGTTTCTACCCTGACTTTCGTGACATGAATGCTTTGGTTTATGGCGTTTCTTGCATTCCTTATCACAATTTATCTGATTCTCTATCTTCAACTTTGAACATGCAAGTTGTTGCTGAGGGTCGTTTTTCCCTCATTTCCACTGCTCTTCGTCTGCACTATTTTACAGGTTATGACCTCACTGGTGCTGAGACCATAGTCTCTTTTGGTTCCCAGAGCGGCTCCTCTACCAACACACATACCTATATCGTTAATCAGGCGTTCACAGCTTCCTCTTTTTATCTTGATATTGATGGTTGTTCTATTTTGGATAGGTTGTCAGTTGTTGGATTCAACGGTGGTCTCCGTGTTGAATCTGACAACTATTCAATTTATTCTGATTTTCAACAAACTGATGAATCTCTTTGGATAACTACCTGTGCTCAAGCTGACGGTTGGTCTGTTACAGGATTGACTCTCACAGCCACCAACACTTCACCTACTGTTCTCACAGGTGGTGTTTGCTCCATGGCTCTTTTTCCTGTCACTTCACCCATGTTAACCTCTCCATCTGCCATGTATGATGCTGTTACATCTAGACGAATGTACAAAACCAATTCGACTGCTCTTGAAGGAGCCCACGGCATGTGGGCGCCCAAGAATGCTACTGAATTGGAGTTTCGTCCAGTCACCAGCAGAATTTATTCACAATATCTGGGTGGTTCTTTCACCTTCTCCGGCGCTGCCGGTAGTGAAGGTGCCATCAAACTCACTCTTTCCCTTCGTAAAGAGCTTCAGACCAATTCACAGCTTATTCCTGCTTACCTTCCCTTGCATTCTCCTAATGCAATTGCTCACATTTATTCTTCTTTAATTGCTAATTTGAACTATGTTTTTGGTGAGAATCCTTCTCATATGTCTCGTCTTTCTGAGACAGCCAAACGCATGGTTTCTTCTGATGCTTTTAAAGCTCTCATTCGTGAGCTTGGTCCTGCAGCTGTGTCTGCCCTTTCCAAAGCCGCTATGGCTACTCTCGCGGTTCTTTAGGGATTCCCCTTTTTACCCTTTTCTTTTTTCTCGGCGAAATCGCCGTTTTTACTTTTTTCCTTCTCCCGAAAACTTTATTGATTAAGATCAAGGTATCTGGTGGAATCATCAACATGGTAATTGCTTCGTCTACTTCCTATAATTTCTTCATCTGATTTTATTGCCCCACCGATCTTTCTTCTTTTTCTTTTAGTTTTCTTTTCAAAAAACAAAACCAAAT